TCAGCAAAATCCTCCTAAATATACGACTTGTCCGGTAATAAGTTTACTTTGTGGACTAATGTAAAAGTCAATGACATTTTTCACATCCTCATACGAAGCCATCACCTTGCAACTCTGGTCATCAATCAAGCGTTCTATTTTCTCAGGCTGCACCCGACTGATAAGGTCTGTGTTGACGGGCGAAGGGCCTACGGCATTCACAGTGACATTGAATGGCCCCACTTCTCTGGCCATTACCTTAGTTAGTTGCTCAATGGCCGATTTAGAAGCCGAATAGGCCAGTTCCCCTTCAAGATGCGAGGGAACGGCGATGGAAGAGAAATTTACTATGCGGCCTTCCTGTTGCTTTATCATGTATTTGGCACACTCTCGGCTGAAGGAAAATGTACCGCCATAGTTGGTCATCATCACCCTCATTGCCGACTCAGTGGAGGTTAGTACAGAGTGGTTCATTAAGCCTATGCCAGCATTATTGACCAATATGTCTAACCTTTTTTCTCGTAGGTAAACGTGTTTCACATAGTCGACGACATTTTGCTCGTCGCCCACGTCAAGGTGGGCATGATGGTAATGGCTGTGATTAATGTCGCATTCCCTCCTGCTGCACCCGTATACAGTGTATCCCTCGTTAAGGTATGCTTCTGCCAGATAGCGCCCAATGCCCTTACGTGTGCCCGTAACAATCATAATGTTATTCATTAGAGGGAGCTTTTAGTTGGGAAATAATAAAGTTGTTGAGCGAGTTAACGCTCCTAAAGGGGCTAATCCTTGACGACATGGCTCGGTCGGAGGTCAGCGAGACATTGATTCCCTCATCCAGTAAGGTCGTCTCTACGTCGACAAGAATGTTTACCAACCCTAACGAATCAACGACTCTGTTTCGTCCAATCAGTGCCGTCTGACCGTTTACCATTGTCGCCATGTCGTTATTCTGCATGTTCTTTTTTACCGACTCGACTATAATCTTATAGATTTCGTTCGTTTTCATGTTATATAAAAGTCTATGCCTTGCTTGTTTTGTATGTTTTATTTATTTTTATAATGAATTCCATTTTTGTTTTGTAATGCTTGAGTTAATGTTATTTAAAAACAGAGTTTTCATATCAAAATTCTCGATAAACTCCATGTTTAATACTAATTTTGTATGATCAAATTAAATCTTATGAAGTACATGAACTTACTCAAAAAAAACTATCCCTTTCAATTGATTAAGTTGAGAGATGTGCTATTTGTTTCCTTGTCCATCATGGTGATATTGCTATTATTACGACCTTTTAACCTGTACAAATACGATGGGAACATTTGGTTGCTGGCCTTTGGGTATGCTGCCGTCACGTTCTCATCTATGCTATTGATTAATCCTGTAAAGATAGGCTGCCATAAGCTATTCCCTTTTTGGAACATAGGACTTGAACTCCTGCTAACAGCTTTCATCATTTTTTTTATTTCCATAGCCAATTATTTCTATACCTATCTCACATTTAGTTCAATGACCCTCTCTCCCTCTTTGTTTATGCATTGGATCTTTATCACTTTCTCGGTAGGTCTATTTCCTTCGCTATTTATGGTGTATCACCAATATAATAGATTTAGAATAAAAGCTGACAGGAGTTCCGTCCTAAACGAAAAAGAAGAGATTTCAAACATAATTAATTTTGGCAAATATTCCTCTAAAAACGACTTTCAGATTGAACAGAATGAGTTTCTTTATGCCGAGGTACAATGCAATAAGGTTTACGTGCATTTTGTCAGTAGCCACGAAGTCCATACATGGGAACTCAAAACAACCTTTAAGAATATTTCTGACAGTATCTGCAATCATCATATTATCCAATGTCATCGTTCCTTTATCATTAATATTGATATGGTTGAGGAAATAGTTGGCAACTCAAATGGCTATAAGTTGAAACTTCGCTGTGTCAATGAGAAAATTCCAGTATCAAGGAAATACACATCATCAATAAAAGCTTTATTCGACAAACATGCCATTCTTATACATTAACCGCTTCTCTTCGTTGCTCAATCTGTCAGCCTCATGGTGTAGTATCTTTTGTGCAGCCTCAAGGTTCATTTCGAGCAGGGCTCCCGTTCGCACATTCATTATAAACCAATTATCTTCTATCTTGAACAATTTTGCGATGGTACTTAGTTTGTATTTGCAGGCAGCCATATTCTGTGGTATAGGAAAGTTTGTAGCCTTATTATAATCCACAAAACGAAATGTTCGTAATAATAAGAACGAAACGTCACTTTCCCTAAAACGAAATGTTCTTTTTCAAGGGTCTTTTTCACTCAAAAACATGTAATAAAACTTGTGCCCATCATGGCTCTATTTGCGAAATGAAGTTACTGTACTCCCCGCCGAAGCTGTGTACCCTTGTCATTCCTCATAGTCCGTGGGGTGACAGCCGGGGTGTTGTAGTTACTTTTTCCGCCATCGCTTCAAATCATCCGATACGTAAGCCACCGCTCCGTCCACAGCCTTGTACTACGACGTCCTTGTTATTACCCCGTCCTTCAGCACCCACGTCTGCCCCCTGTTGTTACTGTTCAGCGCGTTGAGTATCTTGTTTTGCGTCGTCTCCGAGCATCCTGATACCTTTACAATAGTTCCAACTTTACCAATAGCTTTAAATACTGAACTATTAATAGATGAAATATTATCAAAATTAGCTCCAGAAAGATCAAGTTCTATAAGTGAAGGTAAATTACAAAATGAAGCATACAGTTCTTTGACTTTACTCCATTCCATTCCTCCAGCATATATATATTCTAACTTTGAACAATCTATAACTGATAGATATATTTCACTATTATTTTCAGCTGTGTTTCTTGGAGCAAACTTAATCCCATTTAAATTTATCTTAGTTAAGCTATCACAGTGATAGACTTCATAATTCATAGATGATACATACATAGTAACTTTAAAGCTATCTATTGTAGCCCACTGAGAATCATAGTAAAATATTTTACTCGCAAATCCATAACCTCCAAATGGCGTTAGATCTAAATCATACTTTTTATTAGCGTCTGATGTACAACTTAAAGTCTGAGCGTTACCTTTTGCATCATAAAACTCATATGCTTCAAGATAATTATTAGCAAGAGTTGCTTTACCGATAATATGCCCCTCCGGGTAGCCTTCCCACACCAGCTTCTCGCCCAGGTATATCTTGCTGAGTTTCTTGCCTCCTAAGTAGATACTTCCCACTTTCTTCTCGCCTAAGTATATCATGTCCACCCTCCTTTCTCTATTCCGGAATACAATACAGCGTGCTACTGTCCTTCGCCGCCAGTGCCGCGTAGTTGCCCTCCGTCGTCAGCACCACTTTCGGGAGCTTGGTAACCGTAGCTTGTAAATCGCTAAGACCCTTTTCAAGGCTTCGGATGGAATCAGTATTGCTTTTGACCCCCGAAGTATTACTCTCGACCTTCGGGGCAAGCTTTGATATAGCATCGCTCAAGTTATCATACCCGTGATTGTAGGAATCTCTGTCTACATAGTCACCCAACTTCGTATTCAAGTCCGTCTGTGTCACATACTGCCCGTGCGTGTGCGTCGTGATGTCGCCCGTCAGAACAGTCTCCACAGCTGCCTTGGTGACCTCACCAGGATCGCCCTTGTCACCCTTCGGCCCTTGGATGCCCATATTGCCTTGCGGACCTTGTTCACCGGTGTCACCCTTGGGTCCCTGAATACCCTGCGCTCCCGTGTCACCTTTCTCGCCCTTCTCACCCTTCAGATAGTCAAAGGTAAAAGTCGCCCCGTTGATCGTCACCGTAGGTGTTCCGGGCGTGTTGATATGCGCACCTGCCGCGACCTTGATCGACGGAATGCCGCCCGGCTCCCCCTTCGGGCCCTGCGATCCCGTGTCACCTTTCGGTCCCTGAGGCCCCGTGTCACCTTTCGGTCCCTGCGATCCAGTGTCACCCTTGACATAGACTTCCGTCTTCGCATAAGCCTTCTTTGCCCGGTCGTATCGGTACACGTAGTTGTCCGACCCCACATACGTCGGGTTGTCCGCCACCTCGCTGGCACTCTTAGCCGCATTGCTGGCAGCCGTAGCCGCGTTGTTGGCGTTGTCGATCACAGTCCCCACGCCGTTTACCCGCGTCTCCATAGTGCTCACGTCACCGCTGAGCTTGTCAGCCTTCGCCACCGCACTGTCAAGCGATGCCGCCTTACTGTTTGCGTTGTCCGCCGCAGCCTGAGCGTTACCCGCCGCACGGTTCGCCGACTGCACCGCAGCATCCACCTTAGCCGTGGCAGCGTCCACCTTAGCGTTAGCCGCACTGATAGCGTCCGCCGTCGTCGTGGCCACATAGTCGCTCCACGTCTTTGTCGTCACAACCTTATAGGCTGGTGTCCCGCCGCTCGTCACGATGACAGGAAGCGATATACCCGCCGCTGTCTCCTCGGCCGTCGCCGTTTCCAAGTCCGTTATCGGGAAGCCGTAAAGCTCCGATTGGTCAAGTTTCTCTATTGCCATAGTCCTTGTTTTTTATCTGTTCTGTCTTTTTGTCTTGTCTGTTTTCCTTCCCGTCTTCCACGTTCCTTCCGTCTTTCTCCGCTCCCGTTCGTGCCGGGTTCCGTAGACCGCTGCTGTGCAGCGGCAAAAGCCAGCCTTGGATGTCCTACACCTTGAAGTATCTCATCCATTGGAAGTGTTTCCTTCTCCTCGTATAGTTCATATCCATCTCGTTCTCATAGCATTCTCTCTCAAATGATATGGATCGGTAGGCTTCACGCCAGCAGCGCTTCTTAATAAGACGGAAGAGAAACTCCAACACATAAAGCAGATAGAAGCCTACTATTAAAAGCTCCTTCTCCTGCTCCCAATGAATGCACTCATGGTTAAGGTCTTTCTTGCTCATCGTGCAACCCTTGCGGACAAACACCATATTAAGAATGGTGATAGCCTTGTACCCCTTTGGGGGGATGATAGTGTTTGTAATTACTTTCATGTTATTCTCCAGTAAATAGTCCTTCTATGGCATACCAGGCACCGCCGATACTCTTGAACTTCACAAGGGAGTTCTGTTGTATCATGACTGAGCTGTCTATAAAGTCTGTATAATTTATCCACTTATCTTCGACCGTTGCCACATTTTTATAATCATTCAGGCTCGATGCACCGGCCTTCAATACGTTAGCAACATTTTTCTTCGCGTAGAGATGATCTGAGGTATTTGCACATTTGACAAAGACTTTGTACGCGTCGACAGACAAACGTGTATCCGTAAAAGTCCGTTTGCAGAATATACTAATTTCCAATCCATCGTAATCGGATGCCTTTGGTAATATAAAGAAGTTACTTCTATAATTATAATGATTATTAACAAAGTAAGTCGTTGCAGGTTCATTCTGCGGATCTATAGTGTATGAACTCATAGACTCCGAGAATACGACCTCTTTTGTCTTTCCGTAAAGGAGATTGGCAGTCACCGAACCTTTCACGTGCAGCGTGTTCGTCTGTGTGTCTACATACATCACTGCCTTGCTCGTGTCACCGCTCTGAGCATCCGTGTCGTTCGCGTACCATGCGAAACGGTTTCCCCACGTGTTCACGCTCCACGTTGAGCTGTCCATCCTGAATCCTACGCTCTTCAGACCCTGCCTGATGCCTGCCTCCAGACTGTCAGCACGCTGGTCAACATAGCTCTCCATGCTCAGCGTCCTGCCGAGTTCCGTGCTCACCGCGTTGGCGTTCCAATAGATATAGTGGTCGCTCTTCGACAGGCACATGCGAGAGACACGCACGCTGCCGTTGCGAAGAAGGAACACGCGAACCTCCAGATACGCTATCTTCTTAACCTTTCCGCTGTTGTCCGTTGCAGTCTCCCCGAACGTCTTATAGGTCTGCGCGCGGATGATACCGCTGTTGGCGCTGCTGGTGTTCCTGCCGCCAGTAAAAGCTCCGCCAGTTATCCGGTATTTGTCCGCGTCGCAGGGATGGACCTCCATAGAAACAATTTCGTCCATGCTTGGCTTGCCGCTCAATGTCTGGGAAAGGTCGGTATAGACAAAGGATATACAATACGTCCCGGCACCTCTGAAAGGCACGATGTATCTCAGGCCTCCATAAGAATTAGGGTTCGTGCCGTTCGGGTCGCTGTAACCGCTCCGCTCAAACGTCACGCCGCGGCACCCGTCACCGTCGGCGGACGAATCCCTCGACATCCACGGCACTGCGTCACCCATGCTTCCGACGAACGTGTTCCTATCCCCCATGCCGTTGCTGTACCCGATGGCTTCCGAGAAGGAGGGGTCGGGCAAGAGGTTGATGGTCTCTATATCCTTGGCTGCCGGTGTCCATTCCTCGTACTGGTCTTTCGCTACAGTATCATGGTCCCCCGCGTCGATCCGAAGCCAGTCAACATACACCCCGCCATAAGTCCCAGGGTCAGGATTGTCTTTATGCTCCACGATCTCGTTAATCGTCACATACAGGCTCGTGTCCTCCGAGGGCGTAAACACGATCCGGTTGATATACCCGATCGCCGGCGTATTCTTCTTATCCCTGCACAAGGATGCGTCCCCAAGTGCAGCCCCAGTGAGGTTGTCCGTGAGCCCCGTCCCGTGAATAGCGATCCGCATCGCATGGTTGGTGCAGAAAGGTTGCTGAGGATCGTTGGCGTCGGCCTTTAACCACGCCTTTACCGTCAGCGTATACGTGATCCCGGCCTTCACCGTGATCGTCTCAGAGCTATACACGTGGAACTGTTTCTGGAACATACCCGCCACGTTTGCACCCCACAGCAGGTTACCCTCCTTATACAGGCTCTGCACCGTCGTCCTGATACCCGAGGCCGTAGCCTCGATGCTGGTCTTGAGTTCCAGTTCCGCGTTTCCCCGGTCCGTCTTCTCCTGATTCACCTGCTCAAGCACGCGCTCATATTTTTCTGCTGTTTCCGTGATCCTCTGCGAGTTTGTGCTTATGTCTACCTCAGCATCGCTCACCCGTCTGGTCAGATCCTTGTAGTTACCCTCCATCGTCGAGATCCGCTTGTTAGTGTACTGCGCCCCACCGGTCCCGTCCGTACCGTAGTAGATATAAGCCAGGAAGTCCCGGTTCGCCTCAAACACCCCGTTCGTGTTGAGTTTCATGCGCACCTCGCGACGATCAACCATGTCGCCCTTGTCGTTATAGAGGATAACCCGGACATAAGCCACGTCCGATGCAGAAGTGTCTTGGAACCAAAGTTTGTCGTGCAAGTTAGTGGCACCGACATCGGAGCCGTTACTGCGGCAGCTATATTTAATGCCGTCGTTTGAATAAAATTCCGTAACCACGATCTCGTAACCTTCTGGCATGCTCTTCATGTTTGAGAACACATTAGGCCCGTCATCGCCTTGCTGGTGCACGATCTGATACTGAAGGTTTACCGTTCCCTTCTTCACGAACACCTTGGCCGCCGCGTCGCTGGGTTCGGTAGGCTGCTGCTGTGCAGCAGCAAAGGCCTCGTATTTCGTCTTGTCTATGCTATAGTCAATCTCCGCCTTCTCCGTCACAGGCACCAGCTGCCACACGCTCGTCGTCTCGCTCTCCACCACCGGCAGGAGCGTCTTCCCGTCGTTACCCTTGAAGTACAGGTCACCCTTGAACACGTTCCCAGCCTTCTTGCTCACCCGGAAGTCCAGACGGCTGTCATCCTTCCCAGTCGGTACCGAGTACTGCTCTTCGATACCCGCGTAGGCCTGGTAAACACCATCGGCGTCAGGTGTACCGGCAATGTCCCCGCTCCTCTTCCGGCCGATCCCACTGTAGGAGATAACCGACGGGGCGCTCTGCTCACCGTCCTTGCTCGCGATGATGATAGCGTTGCAGCGGTCAGCGTCCTGCCACGGGTCAGCGCAGCCGAAGCCCACCATGTCGTCACCAGCCACGGGGAACGTGCAGCCGCTCTGCTCCATGCCGTAGCACGTGAACGTATGCTTGCTCACCTCACTCGTCAGCGTGAGCAGCTTCGTCGTGTGCGCAAAGACCCCGTACACGCATTTCGTCGCCTTGCCCCCGATCATCACGTTGTCCTCCACGCCGTGCTTCACGCACACACCCCAGTAGTACGTGTTCGTGAAGTTATGAGTCACGCGGGTCTTCACGTTGAACTCCTGGCACTGGCCCATCGCGCCCGTCACAAGATCATCCTCAACAGAGGCCGTACCGTCACTCTCGCAGAAGTACACCTTGAACGCGTTCGCCGTCGTCTCAAGCTCCCGGTTCAGCATCCCCTTGCCGTCGCCGAGCAGCTCAACTCGCGTCTCCGTGTCGCTTATCGCACGGCCCACGAACGCCACCGGCCGCTCCACACCGTCAACCGTCACAGGAAGCGTGAAGAGCGTCAGGCCAGAAACAGAAGATACATCACCCGTCTCCGGGTCGTACGTTACCGGGTCCACCCTCAGGATCTTATGACCCCAGTCGCTCGCGATCATCTGAGCACCCACATACGTCTTCCTGTGGATCTCCAGCTCAGCTGCCTCCAACTTCTTCCTCACAACGATGTTGTCAACGGCCAAAACTGAGTAGCTGCCAGTCTCATCATGCACGTTCTTCAGCGTCCAGCCCTTGCCCGTCATCGACGTGCTGCCGGCAGAATCATGACTGTGGATGTCATCCGCCAGCACAAAACCATCCGTAGTAATATCGCCCTTCACCGCAGCATCTCCGCCCACCGTGGCCGTGCCGCCAACCGTCGTGTTCCCTCCAACAGCAGCGTTGCCCTTCACCGCAGCCTCGCCCATGGTCAGCTTGTGAGCCGTCTCGTCGTCCTGATCCTTCCTGAGAAAGACATTCTTCAGACCGTCCGCCGCACCGCTGATCCAATTCCTTATCGTGTTCCATACCGAGCTCGTGCCGTCAAGCTCCCTCGCCGTCTCTGCGATGTCGGCTTTCGCCGCGTGGGCGGCCTCCTTCACGGCCATGTTGCCGTAAGCAGTGCTGCCTGTGTTCACAGCGTTCGTGCTGCCCTCGTTCTTGGGCTTGCTGATGATTTTGACGTCTATCATTGTTCTGTCTCCTTTAAGTCCATTTCTGCCGAGCCTTCATTGAGGCTGCGGCTGATGCCTTGTACAAAGAATGTCCTCCCCATTGCCGGATGGCGGTAGTGCAGCAAAGGGCCCACAAGACCTTCCCCGGCTTTGTCGCGCAGTTTCTGTGTCATCTCTATCCTGGGCACATGGTATTCATTGTAATAGCTGTCCACATACAGCTGCTCCGGTTTCGCGCTCTGGCTCCGTGCGTAGTCGTATATCTCCAGCACGCCGCCCCCGGTGTCTGTGTTCACGGGCGTGCTCATCTTCACGCTGTCCGTCACGCCTAACTGATGACTCTCTGCCGAGGTCAGGGCCGAGCTGATCTTGAAGCTGATGTCGTCCTTGCGGTTCACAAAAGTCTCCTTCGTGTCGCTCAGATACACGATATCCTTGTCCCCTGTGTTGTTCACAAGGCCGTTGTCACTGTATATCTTCATCTCAAACGACTCTATCACGATGCTACTCACGTGAGGAAGCAGAAGTATCGTGCTGCTGCCCCATTTCGTATGACGGAAAAACGTTGGATGCCGACGGGTCACCACGTCCCAGGTAACGTTCACCGGGCCGAGGATCACAAACTTCACCGCTCCGCTCACCCGGTCTTTCTTCCTGATGGGTATTGCCGTGCCCTCCGCGTCCAGACCCATCTTGTAGTCAATGTTGTTTTGAAGGTCAAATTTCGTCCCAATCAGTTTGTCGCCAATCTTCGGGTCAAAACCGATGGTGAAGCTCTGCTGGTAGTATTCATCATCGCTTGAGCACTGGCTGCGTTTTTTGTATGGACGCCACTCAAAGTCCGATGGCGTGCCCGTCGACCCGGTCTCCACCACGCATTTGTCGCCGATGATGAGCATGCAGGCCACTACGCCCACCTTAGATATTTGGTCCGAGCTGTCGCCGATGGCGCTGTACTTGAACTCATACTCCTCCGGGCCTTTCTCCGTCAGCGGAACGAGGCCTTGCGTCCGCTCCGTGTCCCACTCTGGTTCCGTGCCTGGCGTCGATGCCTTCCACCATTTCTGGGTGTAGTAACGGCCGTCGCCGTTGTCACGGCTCGGTACCGTTAGGTGCCACCATTGTCTGATGCCACCGCCCATAATGGGGTTCGGGAATATCCCTGCCGACGGCGTGTAGTTGTATATTGCCTTGTAGGTGTCCGTCATGGCCATCACGGGGTTCAGCGCGATGCTGCCGCTCAGCACGATGTAGTTCGTCGTCTCCTCGTCATTCGGCGAGAACACGCCGCCCGTCGTGTTGCCGTTGTATTCCGCCAAGGGGATGGAGGCTTTCAGTGTGGTCTCGTTGGGGTAGGCCTTGCTCTCGTCCTTATCCTCGCCGTTGCCGTTCACGCTGATGAAGAGGCAGTTCGTCATCTCCACCTTCGACACGGGCGAGTTGTCCTTGCCGTCGGTCTTACGCTCCACCTTGCCAAAGGCAATGATGGCCGCGCCCGGCTGTTGGGCCAGCACGTTGGGCAGACGCTCCTGGTTCGTGTTCCCCTCGCCGTAGGTGGCCATCAGGCTACCCTTGCCATTGTCGGGAAAGGTCCACTCTGCGTTGTCCATCACCTGCATGTACCAGTCCGTGATACGTCCGCCGTCAAAGTCGGTCTCCCGCCCGTGCGTCATCGCGTCAAAGGCTTCGATGGCCTTCACTCCCTCACCGTCGCTGCTGTATTCCGTCAGGTATTTCTGCTTGTTCCCGAAAGGACTGGACACGAGGTCGTTGTCCAGTGGGCTCTTGATCACGCTCTCTACGCTCTTCACGTCACATGTCAGCAGCAGCTGGCTGTATATCTCGCCCACGCTGATGCTCGTCTCCGTTCCAACAACGTTCTGCGTCGTGATGTCTGTCGTGCTGCGGGCCGTCGTCAGACGTCCGCCCGTCAGCAGGTCGCGCCAGTAGATGTCCTTGTCGCTCTTCACCGTCTCCCAAGAGAAGATGTAGAAGTCCAGCCCGTCCTGCATGATGTGCAGGTTCAGATACTTCAGCAGCTCCTCCAGCACGTCGTCCTGCTGCCACACGTCGTCCTCCTCATCGCCAAGAAACAGCAGCTCGTTGATGGTCAGTTGGCCGAAGATGGCGTGGCGGTTGGCGCTCTGTGCGTCCACGGCCTTGCTCCCGTCATACCAGTAGTGAGTCGTCTGTCCGCCCTTGATGTCCAGGCTTACGGCCACGCCCTCCAGCATCTCTTTCATCAGGCTCAGGAAGGTGCACTGTGAGGCCTGTCCCTTCACCACGCTGTAGAGCACGCCCAGCGAGCCCACATTGCGGTATTTCGCATATTGCAGGGCCGTCAGAGCGTCTATGCAACTCAGCTCTATCTCGTCCAGCTCCTCGTTGTAGTCCTGCGAGTAGGTCTGAGGCTCCACATATCCTGCAAAGAGGCAAACGCCCTCACGGTAGATGTTCACCACTGCGTCTTTGCACGACGAGCAGAAGAAGTCCTGCACGAAGTTCCGGGTCAGCAAACGCACCGTGGCCTGTTGGCACAACAGGTGGTCAAACGTGTCGTTCACCTCGCTCGTTGTCTCCACGGGGTCGTCGCTGAAGTACAGGCCGCTCTTACCGTCGCCTATCTCCAGTTCCTCGCCGCGGTCGCCGTGTGTCAGTATCAGCACCTCTATGCGGTCGTTCAGCTCGTTGTAGAATTGTCCGTGTATGTACATCCTATATTATAGTTTTATGTTCGTTCGCTTGCGGTTGATGCGCGTCTCGTTGGCAATGGCCATCACGATGTCACGCCCTCTCACTCTCCCCTTCATCCGCACGCCGGCCACCGCGCCGCTGTCGCCTATCAGCGACTTCAGCTTGTCCAGTGGGGCTACAACCTCGGGGTTCGACTTCGCGCCGGCATACTCGCCCATCAGTGCGAGGGTCGGGCCGTACAGCAGTCCGCCGTTGGCAAACGGGGTCACGGCCACCGACCCTACGATGCCCTGCATCATGCCGATGAAACCCGCCGCGATGCCCGCGCCGGCAAAGGGGATGTAGGCGTGGGCGGCCATGAACTCCGACGCGGCAAGCTCTCTGTAGGCCATCGCCTCGTCCTTGGCCGCCACGGTCGATACGGTAGCCGCAGCAGCTTCCTCCGGGGCGGAGGCTATCTTCGCGGCTGCGGCTGTCGTCGTCGCCACGCCGCTGGCGGTTGTCGCTGCATTGCTTGCCGTAGTCACGGCGGTCAGGGCTTCCACAATGCTTATCACCGACCTTACGCCCTGGTATATCTGTATCGCCGAATCCACAACGCCCGTGATGGTGGCCCATGCGCCGCGGTTCTCCTGCAAGGTCTCGGTCAGAGAGCTGATGCCGCCGCCGATGCCCTTCAGGCTGCTCCACGACTTCTCCACCGTCACGTCGCTCTTGCGCAATATCTTCTCGTAGTCCTCATAGCTGCTCACGAGCTTCTTCATCTCCTTCCGCTGGCTCGCGCTCATCGGGTTCTTCGTGTCGGAGAGCATGTTCTGCAGCTCCTTGATGCGTTTGCGAAGACCATCCATGCCGATGGCCTTCAGCTCCACTTTCAGCTCGGCCTTGCCCAGTCCGCCCAAACGGCCAGTCTCCTGCTCCATCTCCGGCAGATGGGCAAGTTGCTTCAGGCTGTCGCGTTTCTTCTCCAGGGCACCGATGGTGCGGGCGATGTCCGAAATCTCTGCCGCACTCGCCTTCTTCTGCTTGCCCTCATAGTAGCTGATGGCCTTGTCAAGGCTGTCGATGGTGTCCAGACGGGAGATGTCCTCGGGCTTCTTCAGCTCCTCCAGGGTCTCGTCCCATTTGTCGCGAAGGGCGTTCAAGGCGTTTATCTGTTTCTGTATCTCGGTGCGCTCGCTCGCCGTGGCCGTCTTCAGCAGGTCGTTGTAGTATTGCAGCTCGCTCTCAAGCTGATGGTAGGTCGTTATCTTGTCTATGCCCACATCCACGTGCGCATTGCGTTCAAACGCTGTTTTAAGGTCGTTCAAACGACTTATCTCTTGGTCTATTCCCTTCAGTTCCGTGGCACTGGCCTTGCTCCTGAGCTTCTGCTGGTAGGAGATGGCCTTGTCTATATCGTCCAAGGTGTTCAGCTCCTTCGGGTTGCCCACGGCATCCTGAATACGCGTTATCGCGTCCTGCTGTGCCTGCAGCTGCTTGATTTTCTCAGCATACAGCCGGATGGTGGCGGTCTCAGTGCCTTTCGTGGTCTCCAGCTTGTTCTGGTAGTATTGTATATTGTTGCCCAGCTCCTTGTAGCTCGAAGCATTGGCGATGAGCTTCGTACCACCGTATTTGTCCGTCGCTGTATTAGTGGTGGTTGTGCTGCCGGTCTTTCCTGTCTTCCCGCTGCCCGATGAACTGCTTGCATCGGGGGCGTTTCGTTTCCGGTTTATCTTCAGCGCGGCTTGGGCGTTCTTTGTCTTGGCCTGGGTGTTGGCATTGGTGGCCTTGGTGTTACGCTCTATGTCGGCAGTCTGCCTGGCGGTTCCCTCGTCCTTGATACCGAAGAATTCCTTCACCCATTCCCAGGCTTTCTTGATCACCTCAGAGGCTTTCTCGAAGGCCTTCACCAGATAGTCCCACACCGCGCTTGCCACATCTTTTACCGCCGCCCACACTTTGTCGCAGATATTGCGGAACGTCTCGCAGTTGTTGTATGCCTCTATCAGAATGGCCACCAGACCGGCTATAGCCATGATGACGATGCCGATGGGGTTGGCGCTCAGCACGAGGTTCAGGGCCACCTGCGCCACCTTCCATGCGTTCGAGGCTATTGCCACTATCTTTGAGGCTGCTGCCTGGGCCAGCGTGGCAATCCTTACGGCCTTCAAGCCTGTCACCACGGTCAGCAACCCCGTGCGCAGCTGCGTCAGGCTGGTGATCGCAAGACCCGTGTTGGCCAGCAGTTCAATGTAGGGAGCAGACGTGCTGGCCATCGAGCCCGCCCAGTCCATCATCGACTGCACCTGGTTCTTCAGCATCTGGCCTACAGCCTCACCCGTGCTCGACATGTTGTTGAAGGCGTCGTCTATCGTACCGGCACTGTCTGCCATGGCGCCGATGTTCTCCGCGAACTTGTCTTTCTGCTCGCCCGTCAGTGAGCCCAACAGACGAAGGGCTTCTGCGCTGCCGAACAGCTGTCCGTAGATGGTCTGTTTCAGCTGACCGGTCTTGGCCGAATATTCTGTGATGCTCTTGTCAAGGCCGAGAAGGAAGTTCTGCAGACCGCCCGCGGCCTGTACGCTGGCGGCGTTGAAGCCGATGCCCATCTCGTTGGCGGCTTTCGTCGCCTCCGAGCTCGGCTTGATGAGAGAGTTCAGCACGGCCGACAGCTGGGTGGCCACCTCCGAGGTGTTACCCGTAACACCCGTCGTCGTGGCAAACACGGCCATCAGCTCGTCCATCGACACGCCAAGCTGCGACGCACTGCCGCTCACCATCGGCAAAGCCTGCCCAAGTTGCTCGAAGGTCGTCACGCCATTCTTGGCTGTCATCTGTATCTTGTCCTGGATGGCACCGGCCTGATCCCAGCTCAGGCCGTAATTTTTTATCAGCGTCGAGGTCACCGTCACTGTCTGCCCGAGGTCCGCCAGACCACCAACAGCCGACTTGCTCGATTGCTCCAGAAAACTCATCCAGTTCTTTTCCGGCACGCCGTTGGAGATGGTCTGGTAAAGGCCATTGGCCAGTTCCTCACGGGCCAGCGGGATGTTCGCGCTCAGCTCCTTCACTTTGTCAGTCAGACCCTCAAAGTCGGCCTCGCCCTTGCCGGCCATCGTGTTCACCGAACGCATTGACTTCTCGAAGCTGTCAAAAGGGGCTACGATGTCGCCCACGATGCCTTTCAGCGTGGTCAGCGAACTGATGATGCCGTCAAACACCATGCTCTTCGCCGCCATGGCCTTCAAGCGCTCGCCAGTCCGGCTGGCATTCTCGCCCACCTGGGCAATGATGTCGTCAAGCCCCGTGGCCTCTACCGTCAGGTCATGAAGAACATTGCTGCCCTCACCCTTTATCTTGATATGGAATTCTACTGTTTTCGACATATTCTTTTGCGTTGCTTATTTCAGTCCGTTGCGCTGCTTGGCCGCGGCATAGCGACGGGCCGTCTCTGCACTGTCTGGCTTCGCCGTGCGCTCGTCCTTGCTTTCCTCGTCCCAGGGCAGGGGCAGCAGCTCGTGGGCGCTCAGCGCGCGCTTGCTATAGGGCTGCACATAAACAAGGGCCAGTGTACGCGTACGTTCCCATGAGCCGCGCTCCATTCGCTCCTGCTGCGCGTGCCACTGATGCCACACGGCGTAAAACTCAGACGGGGTGCACCGTTCAAAGTCGTCACGGCTCATCCCGATGCACCCCATCCCTATGCCCGCCAGCTCTTCTATGCTTGCTTCGGAAGAGCTGGCGCTGATGTTTTTTTTTCGCCGCTATCACCCGACGAGGCGTAGAAGGCATTCACGCTGTCTGGCTCCAGATGGTCGGCAAAGGTTTCAAAGTCCATGTCGAAGGACACGCCGTCGGCATTGCAAGCGCTCTTCACGCAGCAGTAGATGAACAGCACCAGCTCGCCGATGTCGCCCTGGTCCATCTTGCTCACGTCCTTGCCGCTCTCATGCTTGAAGCGCGTCATCGCGCCCATCGTCACACGGCACGGATATTCCTTGCCGCCTATCGTCAGCTTCAATAGTTTCTTCGTTTCCATAGTTCATGCGTTGATGTTAAGAATCCGTTCCTGCTGATGTCGATTCCGTCAGGCCGCTGCCCTGAGCCGTCACGGGACCACTGTTCTGCAGCGTCAGGCTGTACTTGGCATCGTCGCCTGCCTGGGCGTCAAGCTCAAGGCTCGTGATGATATACTTCCCGCTGTAGCCGCCGGCGGTCTTGCCGGTGCGCTTGTCGCCGTCGCGCAGGTTGTAGGCTGCCTCGATGGGCTCGCCTTTCAGCATGGCTGCCTTCAGCTGGTCGTAGGTCGGCACTTCGTCCGTGCCGTTGGTAAGCACTACGCCGTCCGCAGTAATCTGCTCCGAGAACGACTTCACATATTGTTCTTTCCATTTGCCCGAACTCGCCTCCTTGGTCTTGCGCTCGCCGGTCTCGGCAGAAGTGCTCACCTTGCAGCCTGTTGAGAAGCCAAGGGCGTGACCCATCGATGAGAGGATGAGGTCGGTGCCGTCTAATACTTTGTAGTCCATTTTCTTGTTGTTATAAGGGTTATCACTCCGCCGAGCAGCAGCCCGGCTATAAATGTCGATAATAGTTCCAGCCAGACACGCGCTGAGGTCTTCTCCTTCGTGCTCATGGTGGCTGTCTGATGAGAGTTCGCCACCGACAGCCGCTCGTTCTCTTCCTCATAATAGGAACAGAGGCGAGCAAGACTGTCGCAGCCGCTTTCCACATACACCGTCATACCGCCCGGGTCTGTACGGCGCTGCTGTGCAGTGCCCACATCCCCCGTCCGCCGCAACGACACGCTCACGTGCGCTCGGCCGCTGCGGGCCGTGTAGCTCGCGCCCTCCGGCAGCTTCAGAAGGCTGTCAAGCGGTATGGTCAGACGCGTGCTGTCCGTCTTCACGCCTTCCGCCACCATCACCCGGCGAACCACCTGGCTCCTTGCGCTGCTGTCGCTTGCGCTTGCCCCTTGCATCACCCTCTCCTTCGTCACCATCTTCGCTGAGCGACAGCTCGCCGCTGACAGGGCAAGAGCCAGCATGAGGACATAGCTGGATAGCCTCAATGGCGCGCGAAAGGCGGTTGAGTGCCCGGCGCGTAAGGTTGTTTTCCGAGACAAGCTTCTCGGTGAGCTTCGTTGAGTCGTCATATTTTCTCTGGGTTTCCACAAGCAGAGCCGAGATGTCTTCATACATGGCTTTGTAGGTGTCGTGTACGCTCTTCGCCTGCTTGGCGTTGTTGGCTTTCCGGTTGGCAACCCAAGCGATGGCGGCGCCTATGCCGCCCGAGGGTATCGCCCACTGGAGTATCTGCATAATCGTGTCCATCGCCTGGGTCGCTTTCCTTTGTTGTCCTGAATATTACTTTTACCTTGACTATTGTCTGATGCCGATTTCCCGCAGCCATGACGCCACATCGAAGCTCGGACAGGCTTTCCCGGGGTTCAGCTCGTGGTGTCCCACGATGCGGATCCATGGAAAACGCTCGTGGAAGTCCCTCACGTAGCGTTTAAGGGCTTCTTTCTGAGCGGCAGTACGTGTGTCCTTGGGCTTGCCGCTCCTGTCGCAGCCGCCAGCATAGACGATGTGGCGGCTCACACTGTTGTAGCCCGCCGCGCCGTTTGTCACCTCCCAGTCGTCAACGTTGGCATCCTCGTTGTTCTCAACCAGACGCTCCACGCTGCCGTCGAGGTGGATTAGGTCGGTGTAGCCCACCTGCTTCCACCCTCGGCCGCCCTTGCTCACGGGATCCGTGTGCCAGTGGCGGATGTCTGCCGCGCTCACCTCACGGCCCTCGGGGGTCGCCGTGCAGTGAATCACGAGATATTTCATCGGCCTACTCATCACGCGGTCTCCTTATAGCCGCTCGTCATCACCACGCCCGCATCGGCCTTCTTGGGCATGCACAGGTAGTAGTGGCGGAAGTTGATCAATGAGCGCTGGTTCTGAGGGTCGGTAGATGCCTCGCTGTAGTACATCTTCGTAGAGCCTGTGGCCTTGAACACGCGCTGGGTGTAGAAGGCAAACGAACAGGCAAACTCGCCCTTGGCGGCAGCCGCGCCCAAATCCTTCTTCACGCCCGCTGCCGTGTACACTGGGTTGTTGGCATATTCGTAGATGTCGAAACCGTACAGGTTGCCCACCTTGCCGGTGTTGCGGTCGATGTTGTACTGGCGCTCGAAGCTCTGGTTCGTCAGCAACAGGTCGTTAACGTGGTCGGGACACAGCACCAGGCGACGGTTGCCGGCGGGAACCTTCAGAGCGTCTAAAGAGCGCTTCATCGACACAAGGTCGTCAACGCACAGTCTCAGGCGACCCGTCGATGCTTCACGCTCGCCGGTGGTAGTGAGCACCGGAGTTTTCGCCGTGTTTTTGTTCGCGCAAAGGGCATGGGCCGACTTCGCAAACTTCGAGTCGTTCAGGGCGTTGGCGTGGGCCTCCTTCACCCGGCTCATCTTGTCATAGCTCAGAGCATAAAGCTCGTCGTCCGTGATGGGCGTCACCTTCGTCTGGAACTTGTCAAGGCCGATGGCGATGTCGCCGTCAGGCAATTCTTGGATGGGGATGGGGTAGGTCTTGTTGTTCACAAGCACGTCGGGCTCAATACCCACGTCCACAAGGTGTATCACGTCATTGTTAACCAGCGAGCTCTGGTCGGGGATGCCGTCAAGCCAGCTGCCCTCAAGGCCGCTGCGAAGACTCTTAACAAGCTCGCCCGTCCATACCTCTGTCAGCACACCGGCCTGCAGAGCGCCCTGCGGGGCGAACTGACCAAGGATGGCAGATGCCAGGTTGGCCAGCACCGCGCCAACCACGGGATTGATACCAAGCAACAGAGCCACCGTGACACCCATCACGCTGTTGAATAGCAGGGCCGTCATTGCTTTCAAAATGATTTTCTTTCTCATTTTTTTGTCGTTTTTGGGTTCTACTTATTATTCGGGCAGCTCCATGCCGTACTCGGCCTTGTAGAGCCTTGCATATTCCTTCGGGTTTTGCGCTCGAAGCGTCAGAATCTCCGTCGAGGGCACCTCGCTCAGCTTCGTGTACTTCACATCCTCGCCTTCCTTGGCGTGGCCGCCGTTCAGGATGGCCGTCAGCTTGGCCTGGGGCTGCATGGCCTTCAGCACTTTCTCCAGCTCTTCGTAGCCTACCTTCTTGCCCAGGTTGATGAACTCTTCCTTGTTGCTCTCGCCAAGGCGTTTCTCGCCGACGGCGCGTTCCACAAGGCCCGTGATGCGGGCCTGCTCCAGCTGGGCTTTCTCTAACTCTAACTTGCTCTTCTCTGCCTCCGCGCTTCTCAGGGAGGTCAGCTTCGCGGTAATCTCTGCCTCTGTTGCCGTTTCCGGCAGCCCCAACTGCAGGGCAATGGTCTTGTTTTCCATTTCTTCTCTTTTTTGATGGTTATTGATATTGTTCAGTAATGGCAGAGGACACTCACCGTCCCTGCCAAGGGTTATCTGCTTGCCGTCTTTCTTCAGCACGATGGCATCGTCATTCGCGCCGATGTCCACAACGCTCACCTCAAACAGCTTGCTCTTCGTGATCGTCGGACTCGTCTGGCCCTCCACAAGGTATTCCCCGTCCTCGCTCAGCTCTATGATGTCAAGACCAGCGCTCACCATCTTCAGGCTGCCAAACTCAAACTGTTTCTTGCAGCGCTTGCTCAGCTCGGTCGCCTCGTCAAACATCAGCTCGCCAGTCACCTCCCCGTCTTTCACTTCGAGGTCTTTCACATAGCCTATCACATTCCCGCGCTCGTGCATATATAATAGCACGGGGTTGCGCTCATACTGCTCCGTGTCCATACCCGAGGTCAGCACACGCGTGCCGTAGGTGTTCAGGCGGTCATTCGATATTCTTACTCGTTTTCCCATTTTCGTCTTATGCGCTTAGTGCGCGTTTCCGACTGCAATATTACGCCTTAATTCGCTCACCGCCAAAAAAGTATGAAATGGTTGCATACATCTGTGAAACCATTGCACACTTTTTTTGAGATACCGATTTATTAGGCCAATTTTGCACCGTAATCATCAATTTTTCATCATGACAAAAGAACAGACAGAAAAGAAAAAGAGCCTCGCACGTACCCTTTACATGTCAGGAATGGACCAGGCTGAGATTGCCGAGAAGGTAGAGGTATCGCGAGTTACTATATCAAAATGGTGTGCCACGGGGGGATGGAAAGAGGCACGGGCGGCAAAGAGTGTCACGAGACCGGAACTCGTCAACAAGCTCCTCCTCACCATCGACACCCTCATCACGCAGGTCAATGATTCGGGCGACCCTGACCTCATTGCGGGACTCGGCGACAAACTGGCAAAACTATCCGCTGTAATAGAGAAACTCGACAAAAAGGCAAACGTCGTTGACACCATCGAGGTCTTCATGGCTTTCTCCAAGTGGCTCGAATACCGCTCTCAGACCGACCCCGCTGTAACGCCGGAGCTCATGAAGGTCATCAACAAGTATCAGGATATGTATATCACCGAGCAGATGGGCATCAAATAGCCGGCTCAGCAGCAGACGTCATAAATCGTAATCATCATGGCAACAGTAGCAGAGAAAAAACAAGCTTACGATCTTTGGCGCGAGCGTTGCAAGCAGGTGCAGTCCATTACCGACACTGCGCTCCTCAAGAAGGAGACCGATGCCGAGAGGGAGCAGCGTAAAAACAGACTCCTCGCCAACTATGCTGCTTTCTGTGAGTATTACTTCCCACATTTCCTGCAGCTGCGCGACAAAACCACAGGAGAGGTCATACGCACTATACACAACGCACCCTTCCACAACGAGGCGGCACGAAAGGTAAAGGCCACGCCAAACCTAAAGGCGGTCTTCATGTGGCCCAGAGGACACGCCAAGTCCACACACTTCGACATCTTCATGCCGCTGTGGCTCATCTTCCAGCCCAAGAGGCTCATCAACTTCATGGTCATCGTCGGTAAGTCTGAGGATGCGGCCGACCGACTCCTCGGCGACATACAGGCTGAGCTGCAGTTCAACCAGCGCATAATCGCCGACTTCGGCCTTCAGCAGTCCGACGGCGACTGGCAGGAGGGGGAGCTCAAGACCAAAGGCGGAGTCAAGTTCCTCGCTTGTGGGCGAGGGCAGTCGCCGCGTGGACTGCGCGACAGGGAGGCACGACCCGACTACATCGTCATCGACGACCTCGACGACGACGAGCTCTGCCGTAACGAGAAGCGAGTTCACGACCTCACAGACTGGGTCAAGGAGGCGCTCTTCGGCTCCCTCGATGTCGGGCGGGGACGGTTCATCATGGTCGGGAACCTCATCTCAAAGACGTCCGTCCTCTACAACATCGCCCACACACATGGGGTCTTCCTCTCAAAGATTCAGGCCGTCGATAAGAACGGGGAGCCGGTATGGCGCGAGAAGTGGACCAAGCAGGAAGCACAGGCCTATGCTGAGTTTGTCGGATACCGGGCATGGAACAAGGAGATGATGCACAACCCCATCGTCGACGGCACCATCTTCCGTAATGAGTGGATTCATTTCAAGAGGATGCCTAAGCTCTCCAAGTACGATGAGCTTATCTGCTACACCGACCCCTCATTCAAGTCCACCACGGCCAACGACTACAAGGCCTCACGACTGTGGGGGAAGATCGGACCCGAACTCCATCTCATCGATTGCTACGTCCGCCAGGACACCGTATCGGGAATGGTGCGGTGGCTCTACGACCTATTCGAGCGCACGCGCGACACAGCAGCTGTGCAGTTCTTCATGGAGGCCAACTTCATGCAGGACATCATACTCGACGAGTTCGAGGCCGAGGGCAAGATCCGGGGCTACCAGCTGCCCATCATGCCCGACAAACGAAAAAAGCCGGAGAAGATACAGCGAATCGAGGCCGTCTCGCCACTATGGGAACGGGGCTTCGTCTTCTACAATGCCGCACTCAAGGACTCGCCGGACATGCAGGTGGGCATCGAGCAGACCCTGGCGCTCGAAAGGGGATCGAGGGTGCACGATGACGCGCCAGATGCCGACGAGGGAGCCATCTGGCTCCTGCAGCGCAATTCGCGACAGGAGTCCGCGCAGCCCATCATAGCACGACGGCCCACAGCACGAAACTCATGGTAAACTCAAAAACATCAGCTTATGTTCATCACTGACCAAGATTACAAAGTTGTCATCGGCGACAACGCACTCAGGGTGGTCTCACAGACCTCTGAAGAGAACCGGGCTAACGCCGAGGCCGAGGCACAGGAGGAAATAGCGTCCTACCTACGGCCAATATACGACACCAACGCCATCTTCGCTGCCGAGGGCGACAGCCGCAACCGGCTTATCGTCATGTACACCTGCGACATCGCGCTCTACCACATGGTGTCGGCCATGCCGCAGAAGCTCGGCTCCGAAATCAGAAAGGAAAGATACGAGCGAGCCGTCAAATGGCTCGAAGGGGTACAGGCTGGAAAGATCGTACCCGACCTGCCAGCTGCAGTCGACACGCAAGGAGAGCCCGTCTCCGCCGGCATCATCCTCACCTCACAGCCACCGCTAAGGCATAACTGGTGAGCAAACGAGCGCAAAGCGGAGCTCGCTCCGGCTTTGCCGAGTGAAGCCACCAGTCAACATTAGTTAACTGGTAGTGCTGAGTTCTGTAGGCCGCTGCTGAGCAGCGGCCCCAAATACACCACATTCAACCATCACAACAATGGATATTAAAGCATTCTTCAGCAAGATAACAAGCCGCTCCGACGGCCTCCTCCACACGCCCTACGGCGACTTCAACCTCGCAAAGGCCAAAAATCCAAAAACTGTAAAGTCCGTCGTCATCGGGCTTCAGCGCACCACCGATGCCCTCACACGAAAGGACATTGCCGACTGGCGAAACGCATGGCAGATGGCTATCAATGTCGATTCGCCCAACCGTAAGCGCCTCTACGACATATACCGGGATGTAGAGGTCGATGCACATCTCTCAGGGTGCGTCGCGCAGCGCGAGGGATTCGTAATGGCCAAATCTTTCAAGCTCGTCAATGCAAAGGGCAAAAAGGATGAACAGGCACTCCACTACTTCGACCAGGCTTGGTTCAAACGGCTCTGCCGCCTCATCCTCGACAGTAGATATTGGGGACACTCCCTCATCGAGCTCGGAGATGTCGTCACCGATGGCGACGGATGCCCATGCTACAGCCGCGTCGCACTCATACCGCGAAAGCATGTCATCCCTGAATACGGACGCGTCATCACCGACCTCGGACAGGACTGGACTACGGGCATCGACTACCATGAGCCACCGTTCTCCGCGTGGCTCATCGAGGCGGGGCAGCCTGATGACCTCGGACTGTACCTCAAGGCGGCGCAGCACACCATCCCCAAGAAAAACATGCTCGCCTTTTGGGATGCCTTCGGTGAGATCTTCGGCATGCCGCTACGCGTGGCCAAGACTTCTACGCGCGACGAGAAGGAGCGAAAGCGAATCAACGAGCAGCTCGCAGCGCTCGGCTTCGCAGGATCCGCTGTCCTGCCGCTCGACACGGAACTGGAGTTCGTCGAGTCCTCACGGGGAGATGCATACAACGTCTACAACGAACGTGTCGACAGGGCTAACTCCGAGCTCTCAAAGCTCATCATCGGGCAGACCATGACCATCGAGGACGGGTCTTCACTCTCTCAGTCGCAGACACATCTGCAGGTCTTCCAGAACCTCGTCGACGCTGATGCTGACATGCTACGCGATGTCGTCAACAACCAGCTTCTTCCGAAAATGGTACGACACGGATTCCCCGTCGATGGGCTGCGCTTCGACTGGGACGACTCCGTCGACTACACACCCGAGCAGCAGGTGGCCTACGAGACCATGATTGCCGACCGATACGACGTCGACCCTAAATACTTCGCTGAGAAATACTCCATGCCCGTAGGTGAACGGCGAAACCCAACACCACCCATACAACCCGACAACGCCACAGCCGATGACGACGATGACAACCAGAAGTCTAAAGACCCCAAAAACCACACAAACACCACTGACACCAAAGCCAAAAATGCACGCTCTTTTTTCGACTGAGCCCCACCCACTACGTGGGGCTGCACCAACGATATGGGGTCATTCTGCAAGGCTACAAACCGCAAATCTCCCTCAGCAAAGACGAGCAGGACCAAATACGCACAACCCTCACAGAGGCTTTCTCTGGGCTCATGTCTGCTCTCTTTCGGCAGAAGGGGGCTACGCTCGACATCAACATCCTCGCCTCCGACGAGGCACAGCACTTCATCTCAACGCATGCCGACATACTCGACCAGGCGTTCCAGAAAGTGAACATGACCGAGGCCATGCGACGGCGACTCACACGATCTGACTATATCTTCTCAGGCCTCAAGACCTTCCACGAACTCAACGAGGCATTCCCATCCCTCCTCGATGAGAACGGCAACAGAAAGTCTTTCGAACAGTTTTATAACGACGTTCAGAAGATAGACAAGACGTACAACCAGAACTATCTACACGCTGAGTACAACTTCGTTCACGCCTCCGCGCAAATGGCGGCAAAATGGGAACAGTTCACCGAGGATGGAGACCGTTACAACCTGCAGTACCGCACCGCCGGCGACGACAAGGTCAGACCGGAGCACGCCGCACTCAACGGCGTAACACGACCCATGAACGACCCTTTCTGGGAAACCTATTACCCGCCAAACGGATGGAACTGCCGGTGCACCGTCGTGCAGGTCAGGAAGTCCAAATATCCGATCACGCCTACCGACGAGGCCCTGGCACGAGGGGAGGAGGCGCTGCAGAGCGACAAAAAGGGAATCTTCCGGTTCAACCCCGGTAAGCAGCAGAAAGCCGTACCTGACTACAATCCATACACCATTAAGCGATGCCGAGACTGCGACATAGCTAAGGGAAAGGTTAACCTCGCTTTCGTACCGGAAAATGAACTCTGTGAAGCCTGCAAACTCGTACGCGAATGCTGGAGGAATAAGAAAAAAGACACAAAGGAAACTTTCATAACCTGCCCTACTGATAAGGGGAAACTTAGGGTAAGCTCTTTACATGGGAAGAACGAAAAGAAGGAGAACGTGAGTGTGGGTTCCTTCCTTGCCAACAAACATGGCTACGAGATAGACCTTATCGCCAATCCATCCGACAAAAAATCGCCTGACAGCTATAACAAGACATTGGGGGTGTATCAGGAGTATAAGGTAAGCAGGGCCCCTACAAAAAACTCCATCGACTCTTTGATACGCTCTGCTGCCAAGCAAGCAGAACACATCGTATTGGTGGCGGACTCTCAAACACCTCTCGGAATATTAGCAGATGCTATCAAAAGCAGAGTTAGAAGAACAGAAGTAGAAAGTCTTACTTTGATTGTCGGAGACAAAGATGTTATCTATTCGCGAAGCCAAATGGTTTCAAACGACTTTAAAATAAGACAGGCAGACTTGAAATAACAAGACTGCCTGAATCGGGGCCCAAACCCCTTAACGGGGAATGATCCACCGCAAAGTTAAACATTTATTTCCAAACTCCAAACAATTATGAAGAAAATTCTCGCGTTTTTACAAAATTCCAACCACTACAAGTATCTCATCGGGGGATTCATCGTCTCTTGGCTCACCGCCTCACCCTATGCCGGCATCTATGCGGCTGTAGTTGCGGCAACATGCCTCAAACTCAAAGACCGGCTCTATGGCAACAAGTTCGACCTCACCGAATGGCTACTTACCGTAGTCGGAGGGACCATCGCCGCATTAATATGGCTCATAATCTAATGTTTGTCTTGGTCTTCAGCCAACTTGACGACTTCCGCACATTCTACACTTCCGCACTGGAATATATCCAGCAGACCATCACCGATGGATGGAAAGTGAAGGATGCTTTCAAAATGGAAGATTACACAGTCTGAACATACGCCCATGGGGGTGGGCATTAAAAAAGCCCCCGGCCTGTTAATAGTCGTCTCACTTACTAATTAACACAAGTTACCATCTACTGGCACAGCCAGGGGCCATATACCCTCGTCGCCAGCAGATGGTTTTTTCTTGTGTGCGCCACGCGCCATTAATAAGTGAGACGGAGCAAAGGTACAAATATTTTTTTGATATGAAGATAATAGAAGTGCTGAAATTTAACAGGGAATTGATTAGGAATCTACGTCGTGCAGGCATCCGGCTTGAAGATGCCGACTATGTAGAACTATACAACGACTATGCAAATATGCGTTCAAAAGGTGAGAAGGTATCTTATATAGTGGTGGTTCTTTCCCAGCGTTATCATGTTTGCGAGCGAAAAGTCTATGACCTCATCAAGAGGTTCCGGGCTGAGTGCGGTGTTGCCCATAGGGGGGGTAGGTAGAACTGCTCCGTTCTACTGCATTCCGCTTGCAGCGTGAATACGGTCTGCGCCCATGGATTTACACCTCTTGCTGCCTATCTTTGTCGTGGTTTTAACACACGACAATATGAACAAATACTATCAACTTCTGCAAAAGGTGTTGGTCAGTGGCAGAAAACAGACCAACAAAAAAGGCACAATACGTTACCTGCTCAATGAGAAGCTCTCGCTCTCCCCGGCTGACCTTTTAGACATTTTCGAGGGGCATCCCATCGCAAGAAAGAAGCTGAAGAGCGAACTGCAGCTCTTCATGAAAGGCGAGCGCAACGTCGATAAATACCGCGAGGCCGGCATCAGCTGGTGGGACTATTGCGGACCGGTGCTCGTCAACAGCTATCCGACATATCTGAAGAAACTGCCGCCACTCATTTGCCAAATCAACCACGAGAAGCGAAGCTCAAAGAACTATGTGCTGTTCCTCGGCTCAACAGGGGTGGAGACCAACCAAGCCCCATGTCTGAGCCTTGTGCAGTTCCAAATAGAGAATGGTGAACTGGTTCTTACAGCTTATCAGCGCAGCAGCGATGCAAGCCTTGGACTGCCAGCAGATCTCTATCATCTTTATCTTATGGCAAGGCAGATAGAACTGCCATTGAAATCCATCACGCTCAACATAGGCAATGTGCATATCTACGAGAACAATCTGGAGCGTACACGGCTCCTGCTCGATGGAGACGAAAACGTGAAATTCGAGTTGAACGTATGAGCAAGCTGTATCTTTCCGCACCACTGCCATTCGTAGGGCAGAAACGAATGTTCGCAAAGGAGTTTATCAAGGTTCTCCAGCAGTTCCCCGATGGCACTACGTTCGTTGACCTCTTTGGCGGATCAGGGCTGCTCTCTCATATTACAAAGCACTTCAAACCACATTCTAAAGTCGTTTATAATGACTTCGACAATTATCGTAGGCGCATTGACAATATCCCACGCACCAACCACCTTATTGCCGACATCAGGAAAATGGTGGGCGACAGCGTGCCAAGGCATAAAATAATCAAGGGGCAACTGCGTGATGTTATATTCAATCGCATCGAGGAGGATTTGAAAAATGGCTTTGTTGACTTTATCACACTGTCATCGTCCCTCATGTTTTCTATGAAATACAAGACCGACATTGGTGGATTGAGAAAAGAAGCCCTTTATAACAATATCCGAAAGACCGACTATCCAACATGTGGGGACTATCTCAATGGCATTGAAATCACCTCTTGCGACTACAAGGAGCTCGTTCATAAATATGGAGATTGTCCTGGAGTGGTTTTTCTCGTTGACCCGCCATACCTCTCCACCGATGTCTCCACTTACAACATGTATTGGGGCTTGGCCGATTATCTCGATGTTATCAAGGTCCTAAAAGGGCATTCATTCGTCTATTTCACCTCAAACAAATCGTCCATCCTTGAATTATGTGAGTGGATGGGGCGCAATCCTGACTTGGGCAATCCATTCAAGGGTGCTGAATTGAAGTTGTTCAACCAGCACATGAACTACAGCTCATCATATACCGACATGATGTTATTCAAGAAAAAGGCCGTCTGAGGCCTTTCTTATGCGACGTGTTGCCACGACAAAGCCCCGGCGGATATTTTACCGCCGGGGCTCTCTATATCCCGCTTATGGCTTCTATAAACGCTATCCGCCATAACGTAAATAACGCACGCTGTACGTGTCGATGTTCTCCAGTATCTCTTCATGGTTGTGGTTCGTCTCCGTACGAAGAAGACGCAAATGGTCAAAAGACCTGCCCCTCAAGCCGAAAGTGTTCGTGGTCACCTTACTGCATAAGGCAAAGGCTGCATCATAGCCGCCATCGCTCCAGTTCGTGACAAGATGAAGACGGACCTCACCTGTGCCGCGAAGATGAATGCCTGTCAGAGGCTCCCAGGTTATCTCACCAAACTCTACGAACAACGCCGGCAATGGCCAAGCATCTTCCTGCTCCAAAAACTCCACGTTGTGGTTCCACAGGTCTATATGTTTCACTTCCGTATCGGCCATAGCTGTTTTGATGGCTTCAAACAATTCTTCTCTCATCATGATTATTTCAGTTTTACGTCGTTAAAATATTCTCCTAAATTCTCTTCGATGATTTCCCTCACAGCCTGCTCAACTTCCGGAGACGCGCCTAAGAACTGACGCTTCGGAATCTTGATGCTGCTCCCCTCCTTCATTAGAGCAAGCAGTTTCCAGAATCCTGCCTCCGTGCTTAGCTGAACCGTCCTTTTGTTCTTCCTCGCCTCCCCGTTCTTCTTGCGGCAGAAAGAGCCGGTGGCCTCGTAGTATTTGTGCCAGAAATATGCCTTCATCTTACGCGTCACCTTGATCTCGCCACCCTCGTTGTGAATCGAGGCATAAGGCAAATCGCTCGAAAACACTATGCTGTCCGACGTACTGCTGCTCTTGATGCTCCGGCGAAGCTTGCCAGTATCTACAAGTATCGCCCCGCCCGGGCGAGTCGGGCTCTTCCTCCGCTGCCATTTCTCTGAAAAGAAACCCTGACGCTCGAAGTTCCGGTCAAACTCGTCGCCAAGTTCCACCTTGATGTCCTTCAGGATGTTCCTGATCACCTGCTGAAGGCCCTTTTCCATGTCGCTTGCCATAATCCCTTGCTTTCTCGTTCTCTGCCCCGTCTTTCAAAGGCGCGGGGGTGCTCCGTTCTGTTCGGCGGCTTACAAGCCGCTGCTTGGTTCCGTAAGACGCTGCTCTGCAGCGGCCCCTTCACTCAAAGTTCTCATCCTTGAACAGCAATAGCTGACGGCAATCGTCAGCTATCACGTTCTTCGTATCAGCGCTCGCGTTGAGTATGTTATAGAACGTGCGCTCGCTAATGGCGTAGCGGGGGTATACGTACCTTCGCCATATCTCGCGGTTCGCTACGCCCCGCTTGGCCCATTGGTCATATATCCGGTTGATCTCCTCCACACGTTTCTGATAACTTACTCCACGACGATTGTTCATCTGCTACTTTTCTTTATAGGGTTTGATGTCAAATTCCATCACGCCGCTCACCTTCACCCTGCCGCTGCCCTCACACTGGGGACACACGCGAAGCAATGAGCGGCCGTGCTTGTCCTTGCCCGACACTGTGCCCGTGCCTTTGCACAGGCGGCACAGTGCCACTTTCTCGGGCCGTACCACCTTGCGCTTCATGCCGTCTCCTCCTTCTTCGGTTCAACGTAGAAGGTCTCGTCCTGAACCACCTGGATGCCACAGCGGGCCATCTCATGGCTCAGCTTCACCTTGTCTTCACCGTCCTTCACCTTCACTTCCATGTCGCGGTCGGCAAGCAGCTTGTCCTTAGCCACCTCCTCGGTCTTGCGAACGTAGCCCGGAAGAAACTCCTTCACAAGCTGAAGGGCGCTCGCCCAGGTAAAACCTTTCAACGTCTTCAACTTCGGGGTGCCCGTGCGGAAGCCTATAACGCCGTGAGCCATATCCAGGCTCTTCTTCTTCGAGAACAGCTCTGACTGGTTCTCTGTGGCGAAGCTCTGAAGCGTGTCGAAGGCTACCGTCTTGGCGGCGTCCAGCTCGGCCAGGCGTCCGGCATACTTCTCGCGGATCTTAGCACACTGCAGCTCGATGTCGGCCGTGATCTTAGCACTCTCGGCATCGGCCTTGGCATACTTGGCGAAGGCTTCGTCGGCGGCTTCGCGCGTCACGCCGGTAATAATGATTTTCTTTACTCGTTTTGCCATTGTTCTTTGTTTTTAATGGGTTATTGATTATGCCTCGGCGGTGTCTCCGCCTAAGGGTATGTATATCATGCTATGCCCCGTCTTAGGGTGCTCTTGCTCTCTTACCTTCAGTCCTCCGTGCTTCTTGATCATCCTGAGCTTCACCTGCAAGGCGCCAAGCTCTTCTTCATTCAACTGGGCAAATCGCTTGCCCGACACTCGAGGATTAAGGCAGAAGTTGTCCACCGTCGGCCAGTCCGTCGTGTTCACCCCAAGCTGCTGCATCAGGCGCAAACACGCGCTACGCTTCTTTCTCAGCTGGGCCTGCAGCGCCTTCCTGCGTTCGTCATACCCAGTCACGCGCTCCATCTCGTCGCACATAATACGGTATTCCTGCTCGGTCGTCTCGTGAAGGTGGGTAGTCCTGCCGTGGGTGTACTGCTCCACGAGCGTTGCCTTGTCCGCGTAGGGCATCTGCTTCAGAAGAGCGTAAAAGCGTGCGTAGTTCCTCTCCGTTCCCATAGCTTCTCCTCCTTCCAGTCTTTATAGTTCTCACGGGCAGCCTGAACGGCGGTCGGCAGGTCACCCGAAATATCACTGATGCCTAACAAGGGCACACCGCTCACACTCAGATAGAGCGCGCCGTTAAACTCCATAACGTTCACCTCTCTGCGAGCTGCCTCGTCAAGCTCGGCCTGGCGGGCGGCCTCCATGCGCGCGGCATGCTCCTCGTGCCACACCTGAAGCCGCTTCTTCAATTTCTCCAAGATGTTACTCATAATCTTAATAGTTTATTGTTAATTTGTCTGTCGTCTCATACCCTCCGGTTCTGTTCGCGGGGTTACAACCCCGCGCCATCCTCCGCCTTCCAGTCTATCCTAACCTCGGCTTCCACAGTCTTACGCCCCTTGCATATCGGGCAGGGCTCCTTCACGCTCTCGCCAATCTCGTCGTGGCCCCAAAACCAGCCGTTGCCCTGGCAGTAGCCGCAGCGAAGGCCGTGAAGCACCAACCGCTCATGGGTGACCCGACCGTGAGGGGCGCACACGCTTATCATCCTGCTTTCCTCGCTCATTCCTCACCTCCTTCCACGTCGTCAATCATATACTCAAGCTTCAGGGCCTCATGACCCAAGTCTTGTAATCGCTCAGCTATAGCGGTAAGGATCTGCCATTGGTCCGTATATCCGAACCCTGACACTTGCTTCTTGGCCTCGGCCACAATCTTCTCAACTACTTCGTCCATATACGTTTTCGTTTATTAGTTAATATTTCCGTTTCCGTTCTGTGCAGCACCTTTCAAGGCTTGGTCAATCGATGGGTTCCGTAAGCCGATGCTCTGCAGCGGCCACTCACGCTATATCTGGTTGCTGCTCTTCAAGATTCCTTCCTCCCACACGGTGAAGTAGCTGCCGGCCTCGCCGATGCTCCTGCCCTGGCAGTAGGCCTTATAACCCACGACTCTTACCTTCATGTCGCAGATGTATTTCAGTCGCACCGCGCCGCCGCCCAACGGCTGGCTCTTCTTCTCCTGGCTGATCCAGATGAAGCAGCGTTTCGGGAAGGTCTCCATCAGACGCACTGCTTCGGGATAGTCCCACGGAGCCACCTGAAAGGAGTCGATGATGACAAACTTCGCGCTCTTCGGCTTCTTCAGCCGGACAACCAGTTCGTCCCACGTGTCGCCCATCGCTACGCGGAACCTCCCCTGCACCTCGTCCATGTGGAGATAGACAAGCCGCCTCTGGAAGCTCTGGTTAACGCCCTCCTCGTAGCTCATGTACAGAACCTTGCCGTAGTTGCAAAGCTCCTTGGCCAGCTGCATCACAAAGGAGCTCTTGCCGCTCGCGCTCGCACCGCTGATGAACCAGCGAGCGTTGTCGGCCGGGTAGCCGAAGGGAGAGCTCCATTTCTCACCCCAAGGCAGAGTCACCCACTTCTTCGACTCGATGTCCCGTACGCTGTATGCTCGTTTTGCCATATCACTTACTCACGTTTTATTTCTTTCTTCCACTTGACTTGTAGCACCACCCGAGAAGGCGATTAAATGGCAGCCCTATGCCATGAATGGACCTCATTAGGCAGAAATCACCTTCTTCGTCAACTTCACCATCACAAAAGCCATAATATACCTGTCCGTTATCCATCACAAAGCAGGCTTCCCGGTTTTCGTCTATTTTTTCCAGCTTCTCTGGGCTTTTCAACACTCTGCGACTTCCATCTGTGAATGTCACTGTTATCTTTGTTTCCATATTACTATACTCTTTTTAGTTTCTCTATTTCCGTATACACTCGTCTCAGTCCACCACCCGACTTGCGCACCAAGGTAGCAATATCCGCACCTTCTGGGGCGTTCACCTTTGCCACCACGCTCGCCTGGTCTTTCAAGAACTTCTCACGCTCCTTGCAGTCGTCGGGCGTTACCTTCGAGTAGCGGTCACCGTATCGGCTGAGCATCTCTGTATAGCCCACTTTCTTGCACTCAATGGAGCGATTGATTTTGGCTTTCAGTCCGTCCGCACCCATCATATACCAGGCGCAGCATCTTTCTGTAGCGTTCCACAAGGCTTTGAGTTCCAGAAACGCCTCATACTGCAAGTCGCCAGCCTCGTCCAAAATGATGAGTGGTGTGTCGATTGAGCGCAAGTAATAGACCAAATCCTCGTACACGTCGCTGTATCTTCCATTGCTGCCAACACCAAACTCAGTGGCTATCTTGCGCACCAGCTTCAGTTTGGTCTTCACTTGGGAGCAATCTACATAGATGGCATTGCGGTGGCACTGCACATAATAGCGTGCCGTAAATGTCTTGCCAATGTTGGGTATATCACAAAGTATCGCACTCAGTCCGCTCTGTTGACTGAACTCCAGCTGCTTGGTGATATAGTCGAAGGTGGCGGTGCGTGCTGGTTTCCATTCAATGCCACCTCTGAGGTTCACACCCAGTCTTCGGGCGATGGTTATCCAGTTGGCTTCGCTCAGTGCCTTGTCTGTCTGACCATTCTTGATGGCGCTATATACCGAGGTGCTGATGCCCAATGAAGCAGCGTGCTTGGCATCGCTCGGATAGTTCGTGCGGTTGGTGGCTATAGCCTCCAATATCCGCTTCTTGTTCTCATTCGTTATCATGTCTCACGTTATTTTAATTGTATTCTAATATTATTCTATAAATCTGCCAACGGGTCAGAAATGTGGTAGGTCACTTCCATTTCCTGCTCGCTTTCCATCGGTGGAAGTTCAAGCGGTGGCGGTGGTGCAGCCTTTTCATGGGGTGGCTCTGTCTTGGATATACCCACTCTTGGTATGGCGTTCTTCTTGACGTATGCGTTGAATGCCGCTATCTTCTTCTGCTGCTTCAGCTTAACGGCCTCGTCTGCCGCCGTCTGCTCGCAGTCGGCGGTATTGAACGTGCCGACGTCTTCCAGCTTGTCGATGTAGCGGTCGCCCTGCCAGATATAAACGTCCGTGATGCTGCCGTCCTCATGGGGCAGGTAGTAGGCATCCACCTTCCAGTTGTTGGGCTCAAGCTGCTCGATCACCTTCACGTCGCTCAGCCACCAGTCCTTATACTGAACCCGGCAGTAGGAGTTACGCCTGATCGTGGTTTCCACATGCTCGCCGATATACCGAGCCACCTTGCTCTTTTCCAAAGGCTCAAGCGTCGGGTTGATGTTCGCCACAAGCACGTCCCAACGGGTCATACCGGGGTACTTCTTCTGGTTCGGGTGCAGACTGTGGTTGAACTCCCAAACGTCACGGCGGTCGTCGGCTATCAGCTCTTCCCATGTGTAGTACTGCTTGTCCTCGTAGGTGTCGTTCTTCTCGTCAAACACCTTCTTGGCCTCTGTACGGTAGTGCCGGTCCTTGGCGTAGAACCTGCCGATGCCAAGGTGGTTCTTGTGCTCGATGCTGCGCTTCTTAGCGCCGTTCATCGGCTCTGCGTATTTCTCCTGTGAGTTCTGGGGAGCGCAGAACCTGACAAAGGGAAACATCACGCCGGCCTTCAGAAAAGAGTCCTTCCACTGGCTCATCAGGTGGTTCTCTACCTCCACCTGCGCAGGACAGCCCCAGCCGTGCCTGTCCAACAGGCGGAACATGTCCCTGAAGCAGTCTACCACCAGATCCACGGTCTTGTTGCGGTTGTAGGCCATGCCAACAACGCACTGGCTCGCCACGTCGTAGGCGTAGTAGGCTTTCGGACGAGCCTTCGTGTCCTTCAGCTTCCTCGGCAGGTCGCGGTCATCAAAGCTCACCTTGCTCAACGAGAACTCGGGAGAGTGACGGTGAACGTGGGGCATCTGCTCGTGCATGAACGTCGTGAAGCTCAACAGCTTGTGGTCGATGAGGGTGCGGTTCTTGGGTTTGTTGAGGTAGTTGCAGATGGTGGCCTCGCTCAGGGCCTTCGGCTCGCCGGTCTTGTCTACAAAGTCGTCGGGGTTGAAAACCTCTCCTGTGTCGGGGTCATAGACTTCAAGCTCGCCTGTCACAAACATGTTGTACATCTCCAGCACGCTCGTGTTGTAGGGCTTGTTGGGCTGGCACGCGATGGCCAATATCAGCTGCTCGGTCTTGAAGTCCACCTTGCGGGCGCTCTGGTTGCCGAACTTGCCGCTGATAAGGCACCCGTAGCCCTCACGCTTGTACTCGTTCACTTTCTTCCTAAACCGCAGCGTGCTCTTGGGCAGGGTGTGGTGGAGCTCCGAGCGGAGGGCCTCGATTGCCTCAGCCATCATGCTCCAGTCATATTTCTCGCCCATCAGCTTACGGTAGTCCTTGGCACGGTCATAAAGCTTGATGCACGTGTTCAGAACGCTCGCGTTGATGATGTACTCACGTGCCTTATCCTCGGGCAGGTCAACGCCGGTCTTATTCCGGTCGTGGAAGAAGACCACCGCGCCCTGGTCCAGCTCGTAGTTGCTGTTCACCCAGCCCACCAATAGAACCATCGCGCCATCCGGATATTTACGGCGCACTTCTTCGCGATAGCTCTCAGGCAGACTGTCAACAGCTATCAGGGCACAACTGGAACGGTTACCACGGCGGACAACATCAAAACGGCCACGGCTGCTCATAGCCTTGTAGTTCGGCACGCTCATGATGCCGCCGTCTATCAGCTCCTTATAGCTCACGCATAGTTTGTTGCCGTAGTATTCCATCCCTGCCTCCTATCTTAATGCCGATGCCCAAGCCTGTATCTGGGGTATCTCGCGGATAAGAACGTTCTCATACTTCCGCACGCTTTCGCCCTTGTGCAGAACAACGCAGCTGCTGTCTTGCAGGTTGAACTCCAACAGCACGCCGTTGCCTAACCGCTGGCGCATGTAGCCGTCGGCATCAAACAGGGTCTCAGCCTCCGGGGCCTCTACCATCACGATGCCGCCTCGATCCATCGCTAACTTCCGGACCTTACGTGCCAGCTCCGAGTCACTCTCAAAATGCACGGCACTGAACACCATACGAGGCGTAATGCCAAACGCCTTCGCGATAAACTCGCGGTCTTCCTTCTTCAGGTGAATGTACTTCTTCATAATCTTCACTTATTAACATTTAACCTTATTTCTTCTTTCATCTCGCCCCTTTTTCGTATCTTCGGGCGCACATTCTAATTGGAACAACATGGATACAGAAATCATCATGCTCAAAGCACAAGTAGAGGCTCTACGCAATTATCTCACGTCGCTCTTGCCAACCATCTTTCAAAATGACAAAGAGAAAGACAGTAAGGTCTGGCTTGCTAAATATCTACTCTGGGACCTCGAAAGGCAGAATCTTTCACCATACGAATTCTCAGACACGCTACCGACTCCTGAGAAAGACAGGATAAGTCACCGACGACATCAGCTGCAAGTTCTGATGGACGTAGCTTATATTCAGGGGAAGCTTGAAGAATACGGCATACTAAGAAAAGTAGATTCTTTCTCTGCTTCTCAAGCTCAACAAGTCTTTGATCAGTCTGACCACTCCGTGGAAACGATGCTTCCTCTGATCGACGCTCTCTGAGCATCTCTTTGAGAATTCGGGTTACGTCAATGCTGATAACCACTTCTCCTCTTTTACTGCCACTACGGTGGCGGTTCTTTTTCGTTGCCATAATTTTTAATCCTTTAAATTCTTTCTTCTCAGCCCTTTTTAGTATCTTTGGGCGCACATTCCATTCGGAACACGCTGCAAAGATACAGTATTCTGTACTATAAACAAAATTTTTAGGCAACTATTTTTCAATATTCTGTATATGGGAGACAAAAAAGACGTTTCTAATAGGTTTATAGAGGCTTATGAAAGGCTCTTAAAAGACGGTATTGTCGCTAATAAAAAGGAGTTTGCTTCCAGTGTAGGAGTTAGCGCATCGATGATAACAGAAATATCAAAGGGAAGAAGCAGTGTTGGTACTTCTGCAATACAGAATATTGTATTACTCTACAACATCTCAGGAGAATGGTTACTTACCGGCAAAGGCCCAATGTTGAAATCAGAGGAGCAGCCCTTGCCCGAAGCGAAAAAAATAAAATCAAAACACAAAGGCATACCGCTCATCCCAATGGAGGCCATAGCGGGCTTCCCGGCTATCGACAACGACGGGGTGAGCTTCGACGACTGTCAGCACTACTCCATCCCTGAGTTCGAGGCCAAGGGCGCAGACTTCCTCATTCGGGTCTCCGGAGACTCCATGACTCCTCTCTACTGCAATGGAGACATCATCGCATGCCGGAAAATTGCCGAGATACATTTCTTTCAGTGGGGTGGGGTCTATGTCCTCGACACCAGCCAGGGTGTTCTCGTCAAGTATGTCGAGGAGTGCGAGAAAAACGACGACTGCATCCTCTGTGTCTCCGAGAACAAGCGTTACAAACCATTCTCCCTTCCCAAGGACGACATCCGCTCCCTCAGCACCATCGTCGGCCTCGTACGTTTAGTCTAACTTATAATTATCGCAATATGAAGAAATTGGTATTATCTATTATTTGCATCATTGTTTCTGTATGTTCGTTCGGTCAGAGCGAACAAGAAATTAAAGCTATGGCAAAAGCCTATATGAATGCTGGAGATTCTGTCGGAATTTATGCTGTTATTGATAGCTGCGAACAGCCAATGGAAGCAATAAAATATGTTGGCGTGAAGGCTAATGCTTTAGGAACGGCCTTAAGCTATGGCATTGCTAAAACAAAGGTAAAAGTAGAGTTCGCAGGTGCAACCTCTCCTTATGTATTTATAGGTAAGGCGCACTTTAGAATGCACTTTGGCATGGTTCCAGCAAGCAAGGCGCAACGCCTTTATATGTTCTCAAGTAACTACACCCTACGGGATTTTGCGGTTTCGAGATTCGTGGTCAAAAAGAACAAACGCCAATTGGTGCAAGGATCTTATAGCCTCTGGGGAGGTAACAATTCGGGACTGGAAACAGCTGATGATGTGGTCGTTTCCTCTACTAAACTGAAGGAGGGCGTTTATGATGTTACGGTAAACGCCAAACCTGGTGAATACTGCATAGTTTTTACCATCAATGGGGTAGGTGCTTATACTTCAGTTTTCGACTTTACAATAAAGTAACTATCACGCCATCACCCCCTCCTCACCCTACGGGCACTCCTTGCACCCCCCTGACCCTCCCTTTTCCGGGTGTTCCCCTCCCTCCTCAACCCCGAAAAACGCCGCAATCCCCCGGTTTACGGGCTTTTCCGCTATATACAATAATGTGTATTTCAAAAAGGTGGGTGCCGTTGAGGGGGGGGCTATCGCCCAAAATCGGGGGTCAAACCGAAAAAATGCGTACTTTTACCCCCTCTCCATCCACCCCCTCATTTCCACTTTTTGTAACCCCTTTCTCCATCAAGTGTAACCCCTTTCTGTAACCCCAATTGTAACCCCAATTCCAAAATCACGACAAAAACCGCCTTTTTTTGCCCATCCTGCAAACCACGAAAAAGTAGGCATCAGCCTCAGCCAATGCCTCCATTTCCGTCATCTTCCAACGCCTTTTCCACGCCTTTCCAACGCCATTTAATCCCCATTCCTTTCCCCTCCCTTTATCATAGCCGACACAGCCCCAATCACACGCCATAAAACGGCCACAAATGCCCGTATTTACGTCATTTGCAGCCTCTTCGTGCATTCGTACAGGCACAAAAAAAGACGGCCTCACAGCCGCCAAAATCGCCACCGTCAAACCGCCCTCAGTCGAGTCAGATCCGACCGCCCATCTCACGTTAAACCACTCGTAAACCTCATGTAAACCAATCGCCCATCATCCGAGCCTCATCACGCCCTCCATGTAAACCAAAATTAAACCCATGTAAACGTTTCGTTTTTTCCGCCGCATCACCCTCAATCTACCTAACCCTTTGTCTCTCAAACCTTTCACCC